AGGAAATATAAATTTAGAGCCTTTGATAACTGCTGGATTTATATCAGTAAATGGTAATGCTAGCGAAGTGCTAGCACAATGCAAGCAAGATGCAAGCGAAGTGCTCCTTCAGAGTAGAGTAGAGAAGAGTAGAGAAGAGTGTCCGAAGTCAGAAACCACTTCGGACGAGTTTCGCCTTTCTCAACTTCTCTTAAATCTCATTCAAAAACGCAAACCGAAATTCAAACAACCCGATATTGGAAAATGGGCAAAGCATATGGCTCTAATAGTTCACAAAGATAAGCGGGACCCGGAAGAGATTGAGCAAGTTATCAATTGGTGCCAAGCTGATGAGTTCTGGCAGAATAATATTCTATCAACTGAAAAACTCCGGAAACAGTTTGACCAATTGAGCATGAAAATGGATGTGGAGATAAAGAAGAACTCGGCAAAAGATTCAGGCCTCTGCGAGCATTGTGGGAAAGGACAAAAGTATCTCGGAGGCCTGTGTATAGATTGTCATTATCGAAAGGATGATGAATGATTTTCGTACACCATAAAAAATGAGGGGAAAGAAATGGGCAGCGATAATATAGCAGAAAACTTTAGGACGACTTCAGATTGGGCTTGGCCTGAGCCTCCATATGAAGCCGAGCGCTTTGACTACTACGAAGCCACAACGGTTGAGCCATTCCAAAATATGACTCGCGCTCAATTCGAAACTATGGTGATCACCCTTCGAAAAGAAATGGAAATTCTCAACCGCGAGCTCAAGTCAAAGCAGATTGTGATCGACATCAAGACCAAGGAAGCGGAACGGGCAAAACGGGCGATTGATTACATGCTCGATTCGGCGGCTTTGGTAACTATGGTTATGGAAGGGGAATGACCCAAGAAAAACCACTCGTAACCCTTAAGGAAATAGCCAGCTACCTTAAGGTCAACGAACGCACGGCCAGGCGTCTATTACGCAAAGCTCACGTGCCTCTGATAGACGCCTATAAGCCTATTATCGCCGTGTACCCGTTTACACTACAAAAGTACCTAGAAAGACCTACAAAAGGCATATAAACGACATACAAACGACACCCTCCACCCGTTTGACATTCCCCTTTCCCCGTTTTACCCTATCTCTGCATGGTGACTCCCTTACAAACCACCCAAGCCGAGGCTCATGGTTTCCCTCCTTTTTCCAGGGCCTCGGCCCCACCCTCAGAGAGGTTGATATGAATTTAGAGCAATGTCAAATCATCTCCGATAAACTCACAGCCATTGATGCCCTAAATAGCAGGATCAACAAGCGCATCCGTGATACATCCGGCATCATTCAGGCCAACCTCATGCCCTACAATGCCAAGGTGAGGGCGCAAGACTTACTCAAGGAAGTCCAGACCATGCTTACTGAAGTCGAAGAGCAAAAGAAGCCCATTTACGAGCTCTTAAAGCAAGAACGGGAGGAACAGAAGTGACCCTACGCCAGAAACAATCAAAATTTGCTCATATGATCGCCCTCCTGCTTCTGTTTGCTTATGAGCAGGGCTATGAAGTGACCTTTGGCGATGCTTATGCAATCACAGGCCATAAAAATAAGAGTTTTCACTACCAGCGCCTCGCCATAGACCTCAACCTGTTCAAGGATGGAACCTACTTGACTACAACCGGGGATCATCTTCCATTAGGTAAATTTTGGGAAAGTCTTGGTGGTACATGGGGTGGTCGCTGGGATGACGGAAACCATTACAGTTTTGGAGAATAATTCCCCCCATGTTTTCGAGTTGGGGTGAGACTGGGCAACGGACTGATTGGAGCCGGACGGCAGCGCGAGTCAATCTTATGGTTGCTCAACCCGCTAATCGAATCAGGCGGCGCGGGCCATTTTGGGGAGCCCGGACGAAGGATCGAACGGAGTGCAAGCGAAAGCCCAGAGATAACGCCTCATATATTTGATTCTGGTGGTAGGTGGCCTTAATAGGGGTGGAAGCCTGAGTTCTGAACCAGATATGGACTACAATGATGAGTTTACCCAATGGTAAACGAGCTTGCGGATGATTGGGCACACGCAAGTCGGTGGAACCCAGCCCATTGTAGCCCATTTTACGGGGCGTGTAGCTCGCGAACGGGCCTAATACGCAGGGGATACCCTGTCACGCCCCACAACCCTTAACCAAGGAGATTAACATGAAACGAATCATTTCCGCATTTCTGGTCCTGGGGGTGATTCTCGTATTTGCAGTTTCAGCATTTGCGCTAACGGCCATCCAGGCCCACGAGAAATTCATCTACCCTGTCGTGAGGGTAACGGAGGGTAATGTCGGAGGTTCCGGCACTGTGGTTTATTCGTATCTTCAAACAGGCAAGATGGGCTATTCAACTTATGTACTTACTAATCATCATGTGATTGAAGGTGCTATCAGCATTACAGATGAATGGGATACTGATGTACAGAAAAATGTTAAACGCGAGAAACGGGCAATTGTTTATGTTGAAATCTTCAAATATCGTGACATTAGCACTCCTATTGGCACCCTGAAGGTTGAGGCCGATATTGTTCTTTACAGCAAAGACAACGATTTGGCCCTTTTGAAGTTAAGAACCGAGGAGTCAGTTATTCATCGTGCAATACTTCCCAACAAAGAGGATACAGACAGTGTACTTGTTATGGATGAAAGCATCGCTGTTGGCTGTTCTTTGGGGTTTCCCCCTTTACCTACCGTGGGAGTAATTACTCGCAAGAATTTCCAGATTGAATCCCTCCCTTACCACATGAGTTCAAGCCAGATTATTTATGGGAATTCAGGGGGTGCCATGTTTAACGCACAGGGAGAATTCATCGGCATTCCCTCTTTAGTCCCTGTTGTCGGTTGGGGCACAGTCATTACTCACATGGGTTTGTTTATTCCCATAAGTCGGATTTATGAATGGTTGGAAACTGAGCATTATGATTTTCTTTTCGATTCAAAGTTGACAGAGAGCAAGTGCTTAGAGTTGAGGGAATCGGAAATAGAGGCAAAGAAAAAGAATAAAAACGGAGGCGAATGATTACATCAAGGCCCGGGGCTTGGTGGATAGGATCGAATAACCTTAAACAAGAGGAGATTTAAAATGTTAGACCGAATTATCAAAAACTGGAAAACCAGTATTGCCGCTGTCATACCGGCGATTGTGGTTGTGGTAGGCTATTGGGGTTTTCAGATTGATCCCGAGAAGTTAGCAACCCTAGCGGCTGCTTTCTATGCCCTCCTCTTAATTTTCAGCAAAGACCAACCGAGGGAATAATGGTCGGTCTTTTTTGGAAAATAGCCGAATACGCGGCAATCAAACTTATAGATAAGGCATTGGAGAATGAAAAGAAACCTTATGATACTAAGCCTAGCGATACTCTTCTTGAGCGCGTGCGCAACCGGGTCCAATACCATAGAAGTAGCAGCGGACATGAGCGCAGCGACAGCGGGTTATCTGATAGGCCAGAACAACCCGGCCAAGATTCCTGATTGGAATGGATGGCTTGACAAGATACTTGCTTTTAAGGCGGGTGATTCTACAGTTAATTACGAGAAGGCACTTGCTGAGGGATTTAACGTCATGGTTGACAAGCCTTTTATCGAAATGCAGCTCAACAAACTCATTCGTCTCCTGGAATTCCCAGAATTGCAACCGCCTACTTTGCCATTTCTAAAAGCGGAATATCTTGAAATGGTAAAGATTGTGTTGTCTAGTTTCAGAGATGGATTATATGCCGCCCAAGCAGAAAAACAATAAGGCAGGCAGACCCCGCGAATTCAAAGAAGAGTATATCCGGCAAGCCCGGATTGCCTTTTCTGAGGGCTTTACCGATGTGAAGTTCTGTGAGCTCATAGATATTTCGAGGGATAGTCTGGTCCGATGGCGCAGGGAATACCCCGAATTCGGGAAGGCGGTTCAAGAGGGGAAGGATGAATTTGATACGGGAGATATTGAGAAGTCGCTGAAAAAGAGAGCCAAAGGCTATAACTACACTGAAGTTACACGGCGAGCTGTCAAGGAAGAAAACCCGCAAATTGACCCGAAAACGGAAAAAGAGAAAATCAAGTATGTAATAACCAAAAAAGTTTCAAAGCACATACCTTCGGAAACTACCGCTGGAATCTTCTGGCTCAAGAACCGGCGTAGAGATCGCTGGAAAGACATTAAGGCAGTCGAGGCCTCCGGACCCGATGGCGGGCCGATACCGATTGACTTGAAACCAATCTTGAAAGATTTGAGCATTGATGAACTCCGAATTCTTAAAGACATTGCCACTAAGGCTGCTACAGCAGGAAATAGTTGATTCCGAACTGTGCAGGCGGGATTTTCTCAGTTTTGTCCGGGAATCTTGGCCGATAATTGAGCCCGGCGTGGAATATCAACACAACTGGCATATCGAGCTTATCTGCGATTACTTAGAGCGGGTGTATAGGGGTGAGATTACCCGGCTTGTGATCAACGTCCCGTACCGTTCTATGAAGTCAACCCTTTGCTCTGTCATGTTCCCGGCCTGGGTCTGGCTCAATGACCCTTCCAAGAAATTCCTTACCGGCTCGCACAAGGAAGAGCTCGCTGTTAGGGATGCGGTCAAGATGCGCCGGTTAGTACAAAGCCGATGGTTTCAAGTCAGATGGGGATCTGAGATTGTCTTTACCTCAGACCAGAATCAAAAACGGCGCTATGAGATAAATGGTACCGGTACTCGAATTATCTTCGGCATGTCTGGCGGAGTCTCAGGCGAGGGCGCGGATATTATGATTATTGATGACCCTCACGATGCAAAAAAGGCCATGTACTCCGAAGCCGATCGCATGGCGGCCCTTGATAGTTTTGACAATTCCTTGAGCACACGCCTGAATGATCCTAATAATTCGGCCATTATCATAATCCAGCAACGGGTACATCAAGACGATTTAACCGGTCATGTGATTAAGAAGGGAAACGGTGATTGGGTGCATGTGCGGATACCGTTCAAATACGAGCTGCAGGATGCAATGCCCGAAGATCCCCGGAAGGAAGAGGGTGAGTTTTACTGGGGAGATCGTTTTGGAGAAACCTTTTATGACGAGGCCCAGCGCTTCCTTGGCAGTTATGGCGTAGCCTGCCAGTTACAGCAACGGCCGGCGCCTCTCGAGGGGTCAATCGTGGAAATGCGATGGTTCAAGCAGTATCAAATTTTACCTTCCAAAGATCAATGGGTCATGTTTTTACAGGTCTGGGATACCGCGCAAAAGGCCGATGAGCTCACTAATTCGCCATGGGTATGTGGTACATGGCTTATAACCTATACGCAATACTATCTTGTCGATGTATTCCGGGAATGGCTTAACTATCCGGCAGGGAAGCGGGCTCTAACAACGCAAGTGAATAAATGTCAAACCCTCTTTGGCCAGCAGCCGAATGCCATAGTAATCGAGGATAAGTCAACGGGATCTTCTCTTTTGCAGGAAGTCCAGGGCCTGCCCTTGATAGCCTTTGAACCTGAATCCGACAAGATCACACGCCTAGCCACAGAAACTCCGGCCATAGAAGCGGGTATGGTATTCTTGCCTGAAGAGGCCCCTTGGTTGACAGAGTTTGAGCTTGAATTACAGAATTTCCCGAATACCGCAACTAAGGATCAGGCCGATATGGTGAGCATGGCCTTAAAGTATCTCAGGGAGAAAGTCGGCATTCAATGGGAAAGCGGTTTCGGCGTAGGCCAAACTGTAGCAAGCGGAGCGGATTGGTAAATGAGCAGACTTAGCGCAGCATTACAAGCATTCAAGAAACCCGATCTTCTTGAGAAAGAAGCAGGCACCCCCAAAGCCGGTGAAATTGGTATAGCGAGAACCAGTCTTTATGGCCTCGGTACGTTTCATGACTATGATCCCGATACGCTCAAGATCACCAAGGGGAATGAGATCTACAGCAATATGGTCAAAGACGATCAGATCAAGCCCACCCTGCAATTCAAAATGAATGCTGTCCTAAGCCGTGACTGGTACTTCGATATTGAAACGGATGATAATGGGGAGCCCCGCAAAGAGCATGAAGAGATGGCCGATTTCTTCGGCTTTGCAATCAAACAGATCCGGGGCAGCTTCTCGGACAAGTTGATCGAGATACTTTCTGCCTTCCAAAATGGTTATTCTGTAATCGAGAAAGTCTTTCAACCAATCACCTATGACAGCAAGACATACTGGGGCTTGAAGGATCTCAAGCTCAGGCCGGCCGAAACTTTCAACGGCGGCTTTCAACTCGATGAGCATGGCAATATCGAGAAAATCAGCCAAGTTGTGGGGGGGGCCCGGAATGAGATACCCCTTACCAAGATCATTCATTTTGTACATCAACCGGACGTCAATCGCATATACGGCGAATCAGATCTGAGGGCCTGCTATCGCTCCTGGTGGTCGAAAGATATTACGATCCGGTTTTACAATATCTTCCTTGAGCGGCATGCCAGCGGGTTTATTTGGGCGCAACACGGATCATTGCAACCAGGAGACAAGGAACATCTTGAAGATCTCATCAATAATATTTCAGTAAAGATGGCTGCCCATGTACCTGATCATATAAAACTCAATCTTTTCCAACCTGTCAGAACCGATGCCTTTGAAAAGGCCATAGGGCTGCATAACCGTGCTATCGGGCGATCAATCCTAGTCCCGAATCTCCTGGGATTATCGGAAGAAGGAAAGACCGGCAGTTACAGCCAATCACAGACACAACTCGAATCTTTCTTCTGGATTCTGGATATCATCGCCACGCGCCTTGAAGAAACCTTGAACGAGCAGCTTTTCAGACAACTTGCGATATGGAATTTTGGCACAGAGGATTTCCCCTGGTTTCGATTTGAGCCTATCTCCGACACGCAGAAAGCGGAGATAGCGAAACAATGGGCTGAACTCGTCAGCAAAGGGGCAGTAACAAAGAGCGATACTGACGAGGCCCATATCAGGCAGAGTATGGGATTTCCTGAGAAGGCAGAGGAAGAGGAACCAGAGGAGGAAATACCTGTAGAGGGCCTGCCCGGTGAGGAACCACCCTCAGATGAGGAAATAGAAAACTGGATCTCCGCGCAACCCAAGGAAAAGCAGGATCTTATCAGAAAGGAATTTGCCGAAAAGCCATGGCTCAAACGAGTAGATTTCACCGCGATCAAAGGCACCCTGGATGATCAAGACGGCAAGTTTGTTGACGACCTCAAGCAGAGCATGGCAGAGGTCCGGATATCCATAGAAAAGCAGATTATCAATATCGTGGGTCAGCGGTCTCTCGGTAATGTAAAGCTCAAGGAACTACTCGGAATCGGAATAAGCAAGGCAATCATGGGCAATCTCAGGCGCAATATACGAAAGAATCTGACTACCGTGCTTGAGAATGGTTATGAATTCGCCCGCCGTGAATTGCCTAAGAAGGTGCAGGCCAAGACCATTCGCCCCGGCATGGATAAGACGCAGGTTGAGAAATTTCTTGCATCCAAGGCTTTCACGATTGCCGGCGTGATGGAGCAAGATACCTTGAAAGGCGTTCAAAATGTGCTTGAGAATGCCGTCAAGTACGACAAGACCTTACCTCAGACCATCAAGGCCATAGGCGAGGAAACAACGCTCTTGCAGATGCTGCCGGAAGTCGATGCGGGGGGTAAGGCGATTAACGTCCCGGCCAGGTTAGAGAATATTGCCCGAACAAATACGTCTGACGCGCTTAACCAGGCACGGCAGGCGCTTTTCGGGCAACCGGAATTTAGAGGCTTTGTGCTGGCCTATGAATACAGTGCGGTATTGGATGAGCGGACATCGGATATTTGCGAACATCTCAACGGGCGGATCTTGAAGGACTGGGGCAGTTACACGCCTCCGAATCACTTTCAATGCCGCGCACTCCTGATACCGGTCACGATAGTTGATGAATGGAATGGCAAGGAGAGCGCAAAACCGAGGCTTGAGCCTCAGAAGGGGTTTGCGTGATGGCCTTTATCAATATTTCGATCACTAAGAAATATGGCGTTTTCATTTCTTGTGAGAAATGCGGGGCAGAGGACGCAATAGATAGAATGCTTTTTGACGTTTACCCTGCTCGACTTTGCCATAAATGCACAAGACAGTTTGAATTTGATACAAAGGATAATGGAGAATTTCGAGCTTTGATTTTTGCTAAAAAAGTTGCATCAGATCCGAATAAATTAGAAATAGAACGGAATTCCGCTTTAAGTCTATATCTGGATATACAAAAGGGATTGAAGCCTTTTCTCGATGATTGGCTTACTAGCGATATTTAAGCTAACTTTCTTTTTCTGTGTACGCAAGCGTAAATGATATGAAGTGGAACGGTTATGAACAGCAGGATGAAACCGAATAAAATCGCTATAATATGCAAGATGCAAAATATTAGGTGTCCCATGGGAGGTCTCCTTTATGGAAAAATGTGAGCATAAAAATTGGGTTACGGCTGGATATCCTGAAAATATGTATGGCAAAAAATATTTACGGGTGCAAAGCATATATCATGTTTACTGCACAGATTGTCATCATTTCATCAATCTGTTGAACGATGAAATTTTAGACGATAAGGGCCTTATGAGGTGGGGATGATTACCCTCAAGACCATAACGACTATTGAGCTTTCTAACATTTGCAATTTGCAATGTCAATATTGCATTAACCGCCTGCTCGTGAAAGACCCTGCAAGGAAACCCGGCATCATGTCAGACCGGGTATTTGACAAGACCCTTGAGCTTTTACAGGAGCTTTGCAACCGTGGCACACAGATGGAAGTCAATATGAACGGGGATGGCGAAGCGTTTCTCGATCCACAACTCGTTAAACGGGTGAAGCGCACCAAGGAAATCATGGGCGATCGGCGCGTCTGCATGTGTACTAACGGCGTAAATATGACTTATGAGGTCTGCAAGGGCCTCAAGGATGCGGGCATGGATCAGCTTGACCTTTCCCCGCATTCGCCCGCCCATGCGCGTAAGGCAGCTCAGATCATGCTAAAGGTCGGAATTCCGGGGGTGCTCAATAATGGCCCTATTATCTATACGCACAATTGGGCAGGGCAGCTTGAGCCTGAGAATCAGGTTGACTGCATGCTCAAGGGTCGATGCGACCCACTTATAGAGGGGAGAGGATATGTACTCACTGAGGGTAATATTACGCCTTGCTGCTTTGACTATCGTAATCTCGGCGTTTTTGGCAATGTGTTTGATGGGGATATCCTTAGTCGCCCTATCCGGCCTTATGCTCTTTGTCGGACTTGTCATCAAGAGATATCCGCCGATCTTATGGCGCAGTTTGAAATGGAGAATCAACCTACTGACCAGGACCTCGTGAGGATGTATGCTTAACATAGCACACCCGCACATCAAAAGCCGTGATGTCACGATGGAACTGCAAGACTGCGACCAGTGGATTCTGGATGAGGGTGTGAGATACATGGAAGATTTCAACGGTTCCCATGATACTATGCTTGAAATAGGCGCTCATATCGGTTGCAGTACCTTATATTTTGCAGCAGAAAAGGGCTTTAACCGAATCCTGGCAATCGAGGCCTTCTTTGAGAATTTCAGAACTTTGGTAAAGAACACATATAATAATCATTTTGGCCATGTCATTACGCCCATGTGGGCGGCCGCGGCATTGAAAACGGGTGAGGCTCGTAACATATTCTGGTCAAGTTCCCGGAGCAACCACGGGCAATACGGAACTTTCTTTGATCCTAATGAGCATATCAATGCAGGCTTTACCCAGACCATAGGCTTTGAGCATCTTCTATCTTTGTTCGATACTATTGACGTTCTCAAGGTAGATATCGAGGGTGGCGAATACGAGATTTTCAGCCCGAGGGATAGCCTGAAAGATTCGTTAACGCGGGTCAAGTTTATGGACCTGGAGACACACGCGCCCGCACCCGGCTTTTTTAGTGATGATCAATTTGCTCAATACGGATATCCGGATCAAAACACGGCAAATGTAATCCTGAAATCTTTTCTCAAAGACTGCGGATTCGATTTTACTTTCCGGGGTGAAACAGAGGGCGGAATGCAGGGATATAATAGGAATTTCACCGGGTGGAAGATATTTAAGGCAGCTAATGGATAATCAAAAATTCATAGACGGGTCCTGGTATGATCAGGAATATCTCAAGGGCTGGTATCGGCACCAGTATATCAATAGTCCCATGCCCGAATGGGCCAACGAAGCCAAGGCGTATTATATCAACCGCATTCTGATGTATACCGGCCTTCCTCTTTCGGCCAAGATCTTAGACCTTGGCTCGGGCGTGGGCCATGCCATGAGGGTATGGGAAAGCAGGGGTTTTAAAAATGTCCATGGAATCGAGATAAGCCAGATAGCAGTCTTTCATAGTGGATTGCCTAATCTCAGGCAGGGCAGCGTTCAAAACATGCCCTACAAGGATAAAGAATTCGACCTGGTGTTCTCCTCGGCATTGCTTGAGCACATCGATGAATCGATACTTGACGATGTGTTGAATGAATGCTTTCGAGTCGGACGTATACAGGCGCACACGCTATGCCTGGACAAAGGGACCGATCCCTCACATATCAACATGAAGACCCCAGAACAATGGCTCAAGGTTTTTGAAAAATATACGGATGATTTAGTTTTTGTGGCACCTGATGAGCTTTTGCTTACAGGCCCGATTTTAGTCGTGATACCGGAGGACAGATTGACACATCCATTGAGGGAGAAATTGGTTAGATATGCAGCCGATAACAACCATAAATAGCATCGAGGTTTCAAGCCTCTGTAACAATACATGCCCCTACTGCCCGGCTCCTTTTCAAAAGAAGTTCCGGGAAGTGGGCTTGATGAGCATGAAGGTCTTTGAGAAGGCTATCGAATGGGTGGCCCACTTCTGCAAACAGGGCACACAGCGCGAGTTAAACCTATTTGGCATAGGTGAGCCTACGTTAAACCCCGATCTTGCAGAGATGGTCAAGCATGCTCGTAATAAGCTACCTATACGGCAGATCATACACGCAAACACTAATGGAAAGTTGATGACTGAGGAACTTGCCCGGAACTTGCAGAATGCAGGAATTACCGCAATCGATATCACCTATCATGGCGACCCTCGCGTAACGGCAAGAACGATTGAGATATTTCGAAAGCTCGGTATCGCTGGGCGACTTACAATTGACCCGGTGACACTCCCAAATAATTGGGCCGGTCAAGTCGATTGGTTTGAAAGTCCTGTCAAATACGCCTGCCCCTGGCTTGAGAGAGGCCAGGTCATGGTTTATAGCAATGGTGACATAACTACGTGCTGCTTGGATGCAGCAAAGAAAGGCATGCTCGGGAATATCTTTGATGATATTACGAAATTCAGACTTGAGCCTTATGAACTTTGCCATAAATGTCATCAAATAGTGCCTGAGAATATGCAGATAATCAAGGTGATAAATGGATGATTCACGTTAAATAAAGTAAGGCCACTCTAGGACCCGCGAATCTTAGAGCAGAACATTTTAGGGGGCAGTCTGGTGCCAGAACCACTAGATTGCTCCCTTTTTTGTTGGCCGATGGAGGACAAGGAAAATGCCGTACCCAACATTAGAAAGTTTGCCCGATGGCGTGAAAGTGCTTCCCAAGGATGCACAGGAAATCTGGCGTAATGCTGCGAATAGTTCCCTTGGAAAGACCCCCGGCGATGACGAGATGGCGGCAAAGATCGGCTGGGGAGCTGTGAAAAATGCCGGTTTTGAGAAAG